TCATTGTAAACAGAGGTAGTTACGAAATTCGAGACATTCGGAATCTCAGATTTCAGTGCATACTCACCCTTGGGCTGGTACGTCTCTGCTGCCTCAGCTTTGGGCAGCAGGCCCGACACATCCGGAATTTCGCTCTTATCCGCTTTGTCAGCTTCCAGACGGGCAATGTCTCCCGCGTGCTCTTCCAGCTCCGTTTCCTGCGACGTGATGCATTCTGCGATAGTCTGGCCCGGGTGGTCGGTCTCCCAGTTGCCAATATTGGCGTTTGCCTTATCGGCTGCGGTCTTTGCTTCGGCAATTTTGGCATCCTGTGCCGCCTGCCCCTGCGTATAGGTTTCGGTAGTCACGAACCCCGACGCATCCGGAATTTCGCTCTTGTCAGCCTTGCCTGCCAGAGCAGCAGTGTTTGCGGCAATTTTGGCATCCTGTGCCGCCTGTCCCTGCGTATAGGTTTCGGTAGTCACGAACCCCGACACATCCGGAATTTCGCCCTTGTCTGCCTTGCCTGCCAGAGCAGCAGTGTTTGCGGCAATTTTGGCATCCTGTGCCGCCTGCCCTGCCGTGTAGACCGCGGTATCGACTTTGTGGTTTGCGATATCCCGCACCTCTTCCACGTCCGCCGCGATGGCATCACAGCGTCCGTTCAGAGCAGTATCACCGTTAGCGCGTGCCGCTTCTTCCTTCTGAACTTCCTGTGCAATGGTAGTGTCAGGGAAAACAGAATCCCAGTCACTGGCATTGCTTTCAAGGTCGGTCAGCCGGGCCGCATGTTTTGCGATTTCTGCCGCATTGTCAGAAATGTTTTTCGCGTTGGCGCTGATGTTGGTGTTCTGATTGACCTGTTCGGCCTTGATGGCGTCGATATCGGTCGTGTTGGTGGTGATACGGTTACTCAGCGCGGTATCTGCTTCCGCGCGGGCCTGCGCTTCTGCGGCATCTGCCGCCTTATAGGCCGCGTCAAGGTCAGAAACGGCCTGCTTGCGGTCGGCGGTCTCCTGCGCAATGGCAGCGGCGTTGGCCTGCTCTGCGGCCTTTGCGCGGTCGATTTCGGCGTTCAGGCTGGCAGTCAGGTCAGCAACGTTGGATTCGACAGTGTCCAGACGTTCGCCCCATGCCGCCATGTCCTTTTCCCACTGAATAACCTTTTCATTCCATCCGTTGATAAGTTCGGTGAACCGCTCGTTGTCTTTCTGGAACTGCTCAACCAATCGGGACAGGTCGGTGACGGTTTTCTTGAGGTCGGCGAACTGATAATTATAATCGGACGTCTTGACCCAGTATTTTGTTTGTCCTTCCGGGTACGGGGGCAGCTGTGCGCCCTTCGGCACATAGCACTTTGACGTGTAACAGTCGCCGTTATGGACGACGATAGTAAACGGTTCATACTCGCGCTCGTCGTCCCACTCCACGGGGTCGGCAAAAATCGGGACATACCGCGCACCGATGTACATAGATGTTCCGCCTTTGAACGGGGGCGGGGGGCACGGATGCGGGGGGCATCCGTGCGGATGGCAGCAGTCGCCGCCCGGGGCATGAGGTGCGCACGAAATGGGGAAATCATTGCAATTACAGTTTGCCATAATGAATGCTCCTTTCTCAGTAGTAAACAACAAGATGCCCGTACCCCGGTTTATCAGGGTCAAGCAGGGTGCCAAAGTGCAGGAACTCCCAGCTTGCAGGGATATAGGCGACAAAGTGCCCGTCATCGTCAAGGCCAAAGAACACAAACCGCACCATCTGATAAATGATATCGGTCATGTTGGTGTTGACCCACTCAATGAACGTATCTTTGGTGAAGTCGCCTGCTTTCAGCTTTGCAAACAACTGGCAAGTCGCTTCTTTCAGCTGCGCGGTCAGGGCATCCAGACCGTCAAGACGGGAATCCTGCCCGATGTCATGCAGCCGCAAGGTTTCCGTGTTGCTCAACGCCTGCTTGAGCTGGTTCACAAGCCAATACAGGTCATATTGGTAATGGTCGCCGGGTGCAGCATACGGGGGCGACGTCTGAAAGATAAACGGGGTGCTGATATCGGGATTCTTCGTTTCGTCAGCCATAAAGCTACTCCTTTCATAAAATTCCCCGCTTGCGCGGGGTCGGTCAATTAGTGTTTGCCGTTCAGCTGCGCAAGCAGGGCGTCAGCCTTTAGCGCATTCGGGGTGAAAGAGTTATTCTTCCACCATGCAATCAGGGCGGCAACGGTGGTAAACCCCGCCGTTACCAGTTGTTCCAGAGTCTCCGACTCGATGGGCAGGGGACTCTTGCCGCATGCGCTCAGAATCTGGTTAACGATAGCCAGAACAAGAACAAGGGTGCGTGCAATAGTGCCTGCAGAAATGTGAAGTTCGTTCATATTATTCTCCTTTCAGGTGTGTATGTTCTAAATCATCTATCCGATGATTTGCGACTTTGATTTGCTCTTCAATGACGGGGATTTTTTCAGCAAAGGAATTGTGTTTGCGGACTTCCCGGGTCAGCTCTTCAATCTTTACATCTGTGACGGCCTGCGATTTGCTGTTCGCAATCAGGACGCCCGCAAGGGTGACGATACCTGTAATAATGGCGGCGGCAATCGTTTCCACAGTATCACCGCCTTAATACACGTCCAAACAGAACTTTGCATGATAGTCATTTGCAATTGCCATGTACACATCAAACAAGACGGTTTCGCGTTCGGCATCAATCATCTGTTGGGTGGTGGTGACGCCAATGTTACCTTGTTTAATCCAGCCATGGTTATACATGTCAGTGACTTTTTCTTTACCCACCTCTTTAGCATCTTCGTGCCGGATATCGTGAGCCTTTGTTTTCGTGTCGGTCGTGCCTTTGGTCGTGCCGTCTGTCTGGCTCCCGGTGGTCTGGTCCTCATGCCCGTGGGTCTCGGTGTCAGACGTTCCGGTGGTTACAGTGGTCGAATTGGCGACGGTGGCGGATGTTCCGGTAAAGTCGGTAGTCTCTTTATGCTCCCCGTTTTCGGTGCTGTTAAAAGTCTCTTCTGCCACGGTGTGGGTCTGGTCGTCGGGCTGGTAGTCCGGTGCATTTTCGGGGCTGATATCACGGGTCACGGTCTGGTCAAGGTTCTTTTTGCTTTCCGTGGTCTTTTTATCCGTGCCTGCGACGTCCGTCTTGTTGGCGGTCGTGGTGGTGCTGGTGTCGTCGGTCACCGACTTACCTTCTGTTGCCGTGTGCCCTGTACCGGCTGTTTCGTCGTGTAGTTCGGTGCTTCCGGTCTCGTGATAGTCTCCGGTCGTCATCTGTCCCACGGTCTGCCCGCTCTTTCCACGGTTAATGGCGGTTCTGTCCTGCGTGGTATCGCGGTCAGTGGTACGAATATCGGTCGTTCTTTCCTGTACGTCCGTGTTCCAGATGGGATTGTATTTAAGCTGTGTAGTGCTGTAAAGCTTTTCCCAGATGGGCATGCTCTCCTGCACCCAATATTTGATTGCGTCCACCATCCAATACGGGTCAGGCCGGTAAAGGGGTGCGAGACCATGCTCCCGCATGATGATGTGAATTGCAAGGTCTCTATCCATGCCCACAGGCACAGCAAAATCACGAAACAGACCTTCCGGGATATTGCACAGGAGCCTGCACGCGCGGTCAAGCGCGTCACTGTTTTGGTTCGTGCTGTTCTGGTTCGTCATGCTCCCCCAGTACATTGGCATCATCTGCACCCCCTTCTATCAGCTCTGGCGGCTCGTTGATTTCAATAGAAATATCGGTTCCATACATATCATTGCACACTTTCACCGATTCGTCAAGAGAAATTTTCCAGACTTCCCGACGATTGTATGTTTCAGCGTCCGCGCTGGCGCTCTCGTTCGTTATAAGCCGTTCTTTCTTATCGGGCTGCACCCGGATACCCAGCTCCCTGTAAAAGTCCTGCAGCGTCTTGCGTCTCAGGTCGTACAGGTCGGGAAGGATAAAGTTTTTCGACAAATCGCGGTCAAACTGCATGATAGGCAGCTGATACTGTGCGTCGGCCTTGTTCATGACAGGCTTTTGCAGCTGCCCGTTAACCACAATTGCGGGTTTGCCGTTTTCCAGCTGTTCAAAAATGGTTTCAAGGGTGCGGCGGTCTTTGTCATCTTTGGCGATGGCAGCATAGGCGAAACGACTGTTTACAACCGCCTGCCGAATGGAAACTTCAAGCTGTTGCATTTCAACGGCGTATTTCTCGATGATATCCCAGACCCCGCGATAGTCGGGGGTCAACTTGATAACGGCGCATTCTGTGCCGATTTCAAGCGGTCTGTCAAACTGAAAAAAGGGGGTCTGTACCATCATGCCGCGCGGCTGGAACTGCAGACCGAAACCCGTAGGCGCACCCGGCTGCACCACAAGGCCATATGTTTTAGAGTTGAACACAACGGCATAGCCCATGCGCAACAGTTGATAAAGAAACGCGTCATAGTCCCAGCCGATTTGACCGGGGCCTGCTTCCGGCAGACCATGGATTTTATAAAGTGCCCGCATACGCTGAAAAAACGAACGCTCCCAGTAGTTGAGTACGTCCGTACTCAGAGACGGGGGACGAAACCCACCGCATGCCTGCACGTCATAGTGTCCCTGATAGCACTGATACATTGTATCACCTTTCCTTTCTTATTCAATAAATACACCGCCGTCCATAGCGGCGTTAATATACGCGGTTTCGGACCCGGTTGCCATAGGTGCAGCAACGGAAAATCCGCGCGTTTTACAATACCCATTTGCCGGGGTCGCAACCCTCATGACGGGATAGCCATACAAACCTTGATACCCTGCGTCGTCAATGGGTGGATAGTACAATAAAGTCAACTGCGCTTCCGTCGGAAGAAGTGTCTGGCTTGCACCTGTGGTCATGCCGACGCACTGATTGATGGGCTGGATGCTCTGCTTGACGCCCTCTGCACCAGAAGTCAGACCGGCAACCGCTCCGAACGGCCCCATTGTCGCGCCGACGCCCCCGCCAAACTGTAGTGCAGAACCGACGGCAGCAATAGAGCCGGAAACCGCTTTAACAGGGTCAATGTTGGATGTGCCGATACCGTATACACTGGAAACGTTCGTGGAGCCAACATAACAGCAATAGTTTCCAGCGGTTACTTTAATCGAAACACTGCCGTCTAAATATGTCATGCACCAGTCAACCCCAACCGTTGCGGCGTTGTTACACTGGTCAACCGGAATACCTACAACGCCAACCATCGGGATATATAGTTGAATTTGACAATTCAGCCGTTTCCAGTCAGCGGCGGGCCATGGAATAGCAATATCTGTATGCACAGAAAGATTATCGTCCTTCGTAACAACTCGACCAAACACACCCGTGTTGAACTGCCCCAGCGTTATTTCCTTACCGCGTCCGGCTCCCCCCGGTGCTATGGGTAACCAGATACAAGAGCGAATGCAACTTGTTGCGGTATCACCAAACACTAACTTGTTCATAAACTCAGGCAGAGCCAGCTCCCACCGGACAAATGCTTTTGTAGTCGCTTCCCACGTCGTAGAAACGGCAGTCAATAAAGATTCTAATTGCGTTCGGTCTATCTTGTAAGATAACAGGCCGCTTTTACCAACAGCAGACAAAATATAAATACCGTCAGTATCGCCCAACTTACCATCCGTGATATCTGCCGTGATAGTTGCAACCGTGGGTTTCATTGCAACCGCCTGCCGGGAATCCTGCAAACGGTATTGTGCGCCGCTGGCATCGGTGTTAAAGCCGTACTCAATAAACGCTTTTGTTTTCTTGATATCGTCCGCGAACGTCGCCAATACATCAATCGTGCAAGAAAATTGCCAGTTGTTGGCGTTCAGTGCGGTAATGTCCTCAATCCAGTAATATGCATGAGTTTCTTCAATGTAACAGTAGTTGTACTGAGGGGAAATGTTCAGGCTGTTTAACCGCACATAAAACACGGGGGTTTCCATGCTGCAGGCCCGTTTCATGTAAAATGGAAATTCGTCCGGCAGCGCGGATAACTCAATGCGCTTTGTGCTGTTGACCCTTTTAGAAACCTTGCCCAAATGCGCATGATATCCATGCTCAATACCTTCGTTATGGTCTGCCATGTATTCTCCTTTCTTATGAAATAAGGGCCGGGCTTTCACCCGGCCCACACATTCAGTTGTTGGGTTGATATAGAACCTTTACGGTTCGTCGGACATGAACATAAGGATTGCGTTTTGCGTGGGGTTCTGCGTGTAGTTCATTTTCCAATGATGCTCAGTGTTGTAGTATTCACCGGAAATGTTGAACGGGGTAGTGTATACGCTATCCTGATAGTAGGTAGTTGCCATGGCCTTGCGGTCATACAGCAGGCCCACAACATAGGACAGAGCAACCGCGCCGCCCGTCACCTGTCGCCCGGTATTCACGTCGAACTGCGACGGGGTGCAGGAAATGGCGGGCTTGTCGTTGATATTCTGCCAGAAATCGACCCCCTCATAGTTGCCGAAACTCAGATAGCCGGGGCCAAAGATGGCAGGATAGACCCAGCTCCGCGCGTCGTTGATAAGGGGCTGATACAGCAGCAGCTTCTGTTCGCTCTTCGGGGTGTGCCGCAACAGATGCAGGGTGTTGCCGCCGTCGTCGGTGCACACGGGTGTCTGATGATACAGCACACTGCTGTTCTCCATCAGGCCGCTGGTAGTTTCCAGCCACGACACAAAGAACGACAGGAATTCCTGCAGATGGGTGGTTAGCAGCTCTTTGGTGGTGTAGGTCGTACCGCGTGCCGCGTTGAAAGCCTTAGTCAGGTTCACATGGCATTCCGGGCGGTCAGAGTTGTACAACGCACCCATGAAATTGATGACCTGCGCCCGGTTCTCTGCGGTTTTCCAGCGGGCAATGTCGTTTGCGATTTCGGTAGTCATGGCGGCAAGGAACGCGCTGAACTCGCTTTCATTGGTGAATGCGGTCTTAAGCTGGTTCCGGAACGTGGTGTAACGCTGGTTCAGAACCTTCTGCCCACCGTAGAACATTTCAAGCGGATAGCGCTTCTTGATTTTGTACATGTCCACGCTGTTGCCGTCCACCAGAATGTCGTTGTTCTGCGCGGTGTTGACAAACTTCGACTCATCGAAATCACCAGAGAAGAAAGCGATTTCGCGGACGAACAGACCCCACTCCTGCCGGTCGGTCTCGATGCTGGTAAACCGGCCCGCATAGGAGCGGCTGGAAATGACCGTGCGTGCAATCATATTAGAAAGCGCCTGCAGGGTTCCTTCCATGCTCTGGTCAAGGCACATCTGCCCAACCTGAATGAAACTCGCCGTGTTGACGGCCTGAATGGTCGCGGTCTGTCCGGTCACTTCCTTAACCAGCGCGTTGGCAATGGTATAGATATCGGTCGGGCGGAACACGCTCATGCCTTTCAGTTCAGGCATGTTAGTGCGGGATTTTGCCATTGGTTAGCTCCTTTCTGCCGTCACTTTACGGCGTTAAAGTCGGGACTTGCAGGCGCTTCGGCAGGCTGCACCAGCCCCAGAATAATATCTTCCACGCTGGTAACGGGGGCAGGATTGCCCACAATACCAGCGGTCGGAACGCTTTTAGCGTTGATGGCGGCGGTCAGGTCTGCAAGCTGCTGTGCCATTGCCGCCATAGGGTCAGGGGCAACGGGCTGCTGTGCTACAGGAGCAGCGGGGGCCGCGCTCTGTGCCGGGGCCGTGATGGGCTGGCCCTGCTGCGCACGTTCCAAAGAAAGCATCTGCTGCACCTGCTGTGCCGTGAATCCCATTTTTCCCAGAGCCAGAATATCGTTGATAGTCATGTGAATCATCCTTTCCACCGGCTCGAGCCGGTTCTTACATCGACGTGCGTAAAAGTCTTGTAAATGCCAACGCCGCCACTGTTCCCTAAAAAGATTTCAGCGATAGCGGCGACTTCGGCGGGGGTCTTTGTGCGGACAGGCTGGCGGTTTTTGTCGTAGTGGCCTACCCAGATATCAGCCGCAAGCCCATAAAGATGCTTGCTGCGGGGTGCGCTGCCTTTCTGCTGCCGGTTCCAGCTCGCTGTGCGGAATCCGCTGTTGATGTGCACAGCGTCGCCGCACACTTTGCGGATGTTTTCCAGCAGTTCCACAAGACGGGAATCAACTGCCACAAAGTCCTGCCCATCCTTGCACTGAAACTCTGAAAGCCGGAAATGCTCAGACAGCCGGATATTGCCGTCCACACTCATGTAATATACCTTTACCATGGATTCACCCCCTTTCTTGTTTCTGAATGCTCCGACTACTATTGACCTCTTGAAACCCGTTCATTCGGTATGCGCCTGCCGGAACACTCAGAAACGCGGGGGCATGGAAAAGGAAAAGCCAGCCGCGCACCCTTCCGGGGTGTTCCTTTTGTGCGGCTCCCCCGCTCTTTCATGATACACCCGTTAATCTTTAATGTCAAGATAGTTCCGGGTCTTGAGCAGCGCGGGGACAGACGAAAAATCGACTTGTCCTAAGCATATCATAGGCCGCAATTCCGGGTGCACGGCCTGCAACTGTGCCGCAGCTTGTGGGCTGCTCCCGTAGTGCTCCCTTCCGCTGTGAGGGCTTTCACAGATGTAGTAGTGCAATTCGTCCATCTGGTATGCGTACAATCCCGCAAACGCAAAAAGCGGCGTCATGCCTTTCAGGCTGCGGGGGCGCACGTTTTCAAGGTTATTATATACGAACTGATTTTCCATTGCCATTTTGTAAAAGTCGCCTTTTCCCGCCAGATGTTTCATCAGGGCAGTTTGCTTACGTCGGTCGCTGATACGGTCACTGTGAGGCATTGCAATAAAAACACCCGTGTCCGTCATGCACCATTCTTTCCCGCTCCTTGACATTTTCGCCACAAGGTCGGTGCATCCCAGCTGCTCCAGAATCGGGCTTGAGATGTCAAAGGCGTTTGCAAGCAGCCACATGCGCAAAGGCGGCTTTCCTTCCAGCTCTCTGTTTCCGCACACTGTCACATAGGCGTTCAAAAGCGCTTCACCCTCTGCCTTGCGTTTTGCAATGATTCTTTCGGGGATAAACTCATCGAAAACAAGGTCTGAAAACACATTGCCATTAAAGCCGCGAATGCCTGCAATGGACGGCAGCGCCATGCCGACGGCACGCTTGTTGCCGATGTGCCATTTCTTGCGCCCGTCTTTGTCCTCTTCGTCCGTATATTCGATATCGCCAATGGAATAAGAAATTTTGCCAGCTTTCAGAATGCCGATATCATAGCCCACGGACTGCAGAGCATTGAACGGGTTCAAGTCCGGGTCAGCGGCGACGGCCTGCAATTCGTTCACGGTGCGACGCATGTACAGAAAATACTTGTTTTCGTCAAGCATATATTTCAGCGTGCCGAACGTTTTACCAACTTGACGCTTACCGATAATAATATTGCACCAGCAACCTAAAGCGGCGACAGCCGGGATATTCACCCAGCCGCCGCCGGTATACAGGTCAAGCGCAATATCTTTGTTGCGCTTGCTCATAATTTACACCTTGGTAATGCTGCCAGTCTCAAGGCAACTCAGCACAGCCTTGATAATGGCATCATTTGCACCCTTGTCCAGATAAATGCGGTAGTTATCATACCACTTGCCGTCCCGGCCCTTGGTCTGGCCTGCTGTCACAAAGTCTCCCTTATCGCTGGAAATGGCCCTCATGCTGTAGAGGTCCACACAGCCAAAACGGAGATTGAACACAATAACTTTGTCGGACATCTGCCGGGCACGGGACACAGACGCCCCCGCGGCTCTCAGTTCTTCCACGGTCACTTTGGGTTTGACCACTTCCGGGGCTGCATCGTTCTTGCGATTGTTTACTGCGAATGCCATAATAAATCTCCTTTTCTGTCAGTGATGTTCCATGTGGAACAAATTACTTTGCGGTGTTGGCTGCGATAGTGCGCAACAGGTCAATCATAGTGTCCTGCTTCTGCTCGATGGTCTGCAGATGGGAAAGTGCAGTGGTCTCGTTCGTCTTGACCTCTGCCAGTTCGTCTACAAAGTTCTCGAAAAAATCGGTCAGTTTTTCAAGAATGTCTTTCAGCTTGTTGTTGATACCCTTCATATGTTCACCCCCTTTCAGAACATCCAGCGGATAAGGAACTGCAACCCGGCAGGGGTTGCGCGTTCCGGATAAAGCGCCGTGGGCGCGTCCGGAAAGATATCCGCGATATGGTGATTGTATGCCTGTAAGTAAACATACAGGTCAGCAAGAGACCTTTCGCCGAACGCATGCGGGTCATACGTGGGGGCGAACGGAAACGCCTGCCGCGCTGCTTCCACCAGTGCGGGACGGGGCAGCGGCTGCTGCGCTCCCAGATTCTGCACCGCGTTCGTCAGCTGGCCCGTTGGGTCGAACACAAGCCCGATGACGTTCCACGCGATATCTTCCCAGATTTCAACCTTCGTGATACTTGCCATGTTGTTTCCTTTCTGTCTGTTATAATGAACCCCGCTTGCGCGGGGTATCGGCTCAAATTTTCAACAAAATCTCCAGCACCGTCATTGCATCTTCCATGCCGTATCCGTGATTCTGCATCTGCTGATTTTCGGAGCTCTCGTACTGCCCCCTTGCCTGCGCCTTAATTTTCTCAATGGCGTTCATAAGTTCTTCGGTCTTAATGGTCTTTTTCATGATTTTGTCCTTTCTGTATTGGTTTTGTGTTCCTCTCTGTGATTATATAATACCACATTTCCTGTCTTGATGTGTTAACAAACTATGAACAATTTGTGAAACTATCAAATAGATACCTCACATTCCATTAAAAGACTGCGTTCATCCGATACACGGTATTCACGTTCGGTCATAACCACCCACGACGCGGAAACCGTGGGTTTTGCAAAGTCGGTTCGTTGCCGTATCGGTTCATCATGGTATGCCAGACATTGACCGCCTGCGGGGGATATCAACAGCCCATCCCGCAAGTTGTCAATGCTGCCATCAAGAGCCTTTACACCGGCTTTCTTGTTGACTCCTGCAATCGTGCTTTCAATTGTCCCGTCTGCATCGACACAAGCATAGCATTTTGCGTGCAGGAACCGGAAAGCCTGCATTCCGTATCGGTCATGCGGGTGCTCGTCCTCTGCAACTCCAATAAAGACCTTACTTCCGTCTTTCTTTTCGACCACACAATCACGCTTCACGCATTGCGCACGAATGACGGCGTTGTAGTCGTCGATGGCGGGTTGTTTTTCGCCCTCAAACTTGCAAGAATCGGTGTCCCAATAAATGACCCGTTCCCAGCCAACGCGTTTCAGCATATCCCACAGCTTGAGACGGGAGAGTGATGCCGTCCACAGACCCCACAAGAAAGGAAATTTCTTTTCTTGTGATTTCTGAATTTCGGCATCGTCTTTACTTTGCAAGTTCATTATCCAGCTTTTGTGCGTGCATTCCAGCGTGTCGGGGTCGCACCCGTATTCATCACGCACCGTTTTCTGTGCACATGCACCAAAAATGGTATTGACGCAAATTTTTGCAAAAGCATAGTCCGGACTGCCTTTTTCCGATTCTTTTACACGAAACTTTTCGTAAATCGTTTTGCGGAAAGAATCAGGCAGATACTCCAGCCGAAACGCCACAGTTTCAGCTGCAACTATTTTATCATAGGTATACCCATCAACAAACCGCTGGTAGTCGTTTGAATCACAATACCAGAACAGAGCATCGGCTCCCAGCACTCGCCCGTTGTCCAGTTCATCAAGGCCCGATACGTCGGGGCATTTGCTGAACGAAATACAGGGGTCAGGACATTCAGGCTTGCACCGGGGGTTAATGATACAGAGTTTCGCTATCCAGCCATACCCGGCCTTGATAAATTTCTGCAAATCCTCTTCCGGCAAATCAGCGGGCAGCGTTACAGGCGCACCAGATGGGAATTTCCACAACAATTGCTGCGACGGGTGCGCACTCTTGAAGTCGTAGGAGTTACAATTGGGATAGGTGCGCCCGGCACGCCAGCGCGTACCGTGCGTGTCACCACCCGCCATACAGTGATAAGCAAGCGCCATCTGTTCGCGGTCAAGCTGCAGCGCTTTGATAGCTGCCATGCATCGCCGGTCGGGCATTATTTCTTTGCGCACTGCTTCAATGACCATGCCGGTGTTAGTATATGGAATGGTCGCTTGATTATAGCCGTGTTCGGCTTTCAGACGTTCTATTGCTTCGTACAGACCCAACACATCATTGACGCAATACGCAAATTCTGTATCTGTCAGCGGCGTATCAGGAGTACGATATACCGTATAATCAAGGTCGCCCGCAAGTTTTGCGTGCTGGCAACCTTCGGTTGCTCTGGCAAGGCTCTTTTGGAACAGCTTGAAACTGTCCCGAAACTCTATACCGTTATCAAAGCGCAAATACAAGGGCTTGCGGCTCTTCGTGTACAAGCTATCAGCCAGCCCCCAACGAGCCGTTAACAGCTGCATAATATACTGATGCTCATAACCCAGATTATGCACATACAGAACAAGCCGGTTCTTCTCATTAACGCCCCATTTATCCACCAGAGTTTCCAGCATTTCTGCCCAATCCTCAAAATACCTAGGAACAATGACCACGCCACCGATACATGTCTGCCAACTGTACGCAAAACCGTCTGTATCGGTGTTGGTGGTCTCAATGTCAAACGTCGCTGTTACATTAAGATAGCTTGACATGTATTTCCGGCCTTTGGTGCGCTTGACTTTTTGCGGACACGCAAGGCGCGGCAAATATTCAACTAAACATTCGCTAACAAGCACGCCCTGCGATTCTCTCATTTATGTGATTCTCCTTATATAGTCTAGCAGCGCTTGACCTTTTGTCGTTTGGTCGTCCCGGTCTGCCATTATGATATCTTCCAGCACATCCGAATTATTGCCGGTAATGGCATCATAAATTTTATCACTGTCGAAAAGTTTTTCTGCAGCTTTGGTGAAAAACTTCTGGACAGCCATGTCCCATTGTTCTTGGGTCCCCTTGAAACCACGTTGCACCGCGGTCTTATAACGGGCATCTCTGATAGCTCGCACACCGGTAACGGTGCTGCTTTTCATCGTAATAAATTCGCGCAACTGCAAATACTGTTGCTTGAGCGTCGTTCTTGCAGCGCTCTCTTTGGGCCGCTCATTAAAGCGGGGCTTGATTTTGCCCGGCATTTGACTTTCTGCGTACTTGTAAGCACCAGTCTTTGCAGTGTTAATAACGTCGCTCTTTTCCAGAGCGCGCAAACGTTGGTTTGCCGCCTTTGCAGCCTTGCGAATAACCTTCACAAGCTCCGCGTTTGTGAGCTGGTTTGGGTCTGTAGCGTTGGGGCTATAATAGCGCCACGTCTGCGGGGCGTACTTCGGAAGATGCTTAGCGCTTCTTGCCATGATTGGTATGTCTCCTTTCAAAGTCTCTATCCGCCAACCAATAACCGATTGCCTGCAGCAGTAAATTTAAAGGAATCGCCACAACTATAGAAAACAGCAAGCAAAGGCATCCATAAAGGAGCATCAAAACAATGTCGTGAACGATTGCCATATTCATTACTTAAACACCTCAATTCTAAACCCGTCCAGCGTTTCCGTCAACACGCAATCTGCAGCCCCCAAAAGACATATGCGGATGCAATCATAAAACTTGCGTATTTCACGGGGGTCTACATAAACACAGCTTCCCGCGCTCCACGAACCTTTATTGCTATGATAGACGTATATGTGACATACTTTATATGCCGCCTTATTTCTTGTGGCCATACTTCTTATATCTCCCTTCCTGATGCTGCCGACGTCTCAACTCATTGCGGTACTCAACAAAGCCCTTATCCGTCGCATACGCGGTCAAGACGTCGTGCTTTTCATCGTATCGGGCCGAACGGATTTTAATGTTCTGCCCGACATCGCTTAAATGACTAAAATAATCGTTCAGGATTTCAGCCCCGCCCCACAACACGCGGCAGCGGGTCAAATGGTCGGACGCGCCAAGAGTAAACTTGTGGTAGTCTTTCAGTGTCATACTCGCACCCCCACAATTACATCCTCAACGGTGTTGCTTCCGAAACGGTGACGGGATGCAATAATATACCGCCTGCCGTCTTTCACGATTTCTTGCAAATACCCATATTTTGCATCATTGGTTCTAAGAACCTTGTTCAACGCAAGATAGTCATAACTATTCGGGCGCAAATAATAACGCTTGTAATTCAACATACAACTTTCACCTCTTCTGTGTCTCCGGTTTTAATATTGCGGCGCATGTAACCCACGCGCCAGCCGTACCCGTTATGCGATTTCAGAAACATCCAGTATTCATAGCGTCCGTATATTACATGATTTTCTTCGTTCAGAAAACGGATGTATTCAACTGGCAGTTTAATTATTTTCATCTTGTGCACGCTCCTTTCTATGCTTATTATACCACAACTAGAAACGCGATATGTTAACGATTTATGAACATTTGAATCATTGCTTTACTGTCGTGAAGTCCCGGAACCGATTTTGGCACGTTCGGCATTGTGCACAAAAATGCGTGAGATATTGGGGGAAATT